GATAGCAGCAGATTATAAAGTTTCTCATGTAATATGTATGGGTGACTTTTGTAGTATGGATTCTCTTTCAAGTTATGATAGAGCAAAGAAATCATTTGAAGGTAGAAGATATCAAAAAGATATGGACCACTCTCATGAAGCATTATCTTTATTTAATAAAGGACTAGGTAAACATAAACCTAGAAAGATTATGTTACATGGTAATCACGAAGATAGAATAGATAGATTCGTAGATGAAAATCCAGAACTTGATGGTACATTAAAAATAAGTGATCTTAAATTTAAACAATATGGTTGGCAAGAAGTGCCATATAGAAGTATGAAAGTTGTAGATGGTATACACTATGCACATCATTTTCCATCTGGTATTATGGGATCAGCTATATCTGGTGAAAATATTGGTAGAACTCTATTGACAAAACACAAAGTTTCTGCTACAGTAGGTCATAGTCATTTATTAGATTATGCTATATCTACATTACCAAATGGTAAAAAGATACATGGATTATCTGCAGGGTGTTATCTATCTCATTCAGAGCATTTTGCTAGAGATACACAGCATATGTGGTGGAGTGGTCTTGTTCTTAAAAGAGAAATTAAAGATGGTAATTATAATATAGAAACTATTGATATTAAAACTATTAGGAGAGAATATGGCAGGAAGTGATTATATTTTTGAAGAGCCAATAGATGCTAAAAGAACTTATAAATATGAAAAAGATCATAGCCACGATGTATCATATGAGAATGAAAGAAAGCATGATAATGTGCATTCACCTTCACACTATATGCATGGTAAAAAAGAAACTATAGATGTTATTCGTGACTGTATGGAAAGCGATGAGTATCATGGATATCTTAAAGGTAATGTTTTAAAATATGTTTCAAGATATAAGTTTAAAGGAGAACCACTTCAAGATTTAGAAAAAGCACAGTGGTATTTAAATAGATTAATCAAGGAGGTTAATAATGGGACAAGTTAAACAGGCAATACTAGAAGTAGAAGATTTCGTTGCAGGTTGTTTACGTGAAGGTAGAACGCTAAACCAAACACTACGAGATGCTAGAGAATCTAAACTAGCAAAAACTAATCCATATCTAGATGATGAGGATTTAGTAGAAAACAAATACTACCAATTTAAAGGAGCAGAGTAATGAGAGATCTATTTATAGATGCACTTAAACGCAAGTATGAAGCAGAGATAGCTGCTGGTAAAGCAACAGCTAAAGTATATTTTGATAAACCAGTTGCTATAGGTGAACATCCACAATTTTTAGATGAATTAGATAAAGTTTTAACTAAAATATCTAATGCTGAAGAAAATTTAAAAACATTATCTAAACACTTTGATGATAGTGTTGATGATGATGATATACCATTTTAATAGGAGGACAAATGGCTGAACAAAAGAAAGAAACACCAAAAACTACACCAAGAATGTATCACATAGATTCTGAAAGACTTATGGATATTATGAGATACTTAATGACTAGACCATATGGTGAGGTTGTTAAATTAATGAACTCACTATCAACACTAACACCTGTTGATTTAAATGGAGGGGAGGATGTCAGAAAAAAATAATTTAAATACATACACTGGTATACTATTTGAATTAAAAATTGGTCTTAATAAAGATAATGCTATTGTAATTGACTATGGTGGTAAACCTGTAGGTAAAGTTAGAGAAGCATTAAAAGGTTATCCTTACCACGGAAATTTGTGTGCTGCAGTAATTAATCATGCAAATTCTGTGGGTAGGAAACTACAAGAAGATATAAAACAATTAATACAGAAGGTATAATATGAAAAAAGATGTAAAAGATATAATACAAAAAGAAGAAATACATCTAAATAATTTGTTAGAAAAAGAAGACTTATCTGCATTTAAAGGTATGGTTGATGAGTTAAGAGATACTTGGACTAAAAAACAAATGTTTAGAACAGAAACAGAAGCTAGATTTTCTGTACTTCAAGATAATAGATATCCTACTAAAGCTGCAAAATATTGGCAGTGTGTAAGAGAACAGTCTAGTTATCTTGATAACCTAATGGCTTTATCATTTGATTATAGAAGAAACGATGCAAAGATTAAATGGTTAGAAAATAAAATAGATAAAGAAGAAGATGATTACAAATTAACTAAATATCAAATAGATTTAGACGAATGTAAATTTGGTAAAGCATCTATGGAAAAAGTTGCAAAACATAGAATGCGTGAGATTAAAATGTGGTCTAAATTAAAAGGTGAGTTTAATGATGGATCATTTAATGACAGAGATGTTAATGTACATCAATTAGAATCTTACGGATTACAATATCATGAGAAAGCAAAAACATTAAATGCAAATTCTAGTGAAGCTGAGATATTTAATGTAATGGGTCAGTTACAATCACTACAAAGAATTAAAGCTAGTGGTGAATTAGAAAGTAGTTATAAAGAATTAGATAAGATAACTAACGATGATAAACCAAAAGATTAAGTTTGACTTTGTATTTTTAGGTCAGTCTGTTTTAAAATATCAAGTGCCTTTAGATATTTTTACAACTATTAATCAAATATATGAACAAAATTTTTATAACCTTGCACCTGCAAATCAACAGTTAGTAGGTAAGATAGAGAATGAACATTCATTATTTTATCATGGGGCAGATCAAACAAAAATGAAAAACCATAATATGTTACCAAGAAATGTAACAGATTATTTTATGACTATGTTTAAACATTATTTAGCTTTTAATAAAATTAAAGATTATGATACTCATTTAAATTCTATATGGGTTAATGAAATGAAACAACATGAATATAATCCTGCACATATACATAGAGGTATGTTGTTTACTGGACTATCTAGTGTTATGATTTTAAAATTACCATCTACATTTGGTAGAGAATATTCTGCAAAACAAGTACAGCAAAATGGTAGACTGCAAATACTAGGTGCAGCTAATGGGCAGTTTGCAAAAATAGATTACCAACCACCGATGGATCTTAGAGACTTTTATATTTTTCCATATGATATGAGACACTGTGTTTATCCTTTTAATGGAACTAATGAGACTAGAAGAACACTTGCAGCAAACTGCGATGTACAGTTTGACCCAGTAAAAAATAGAGGAGCTATATGATAACAGAGCCACGTTGGAAATCTTACATAGTTGAAACAACTAAACCTATATTTACACCAGAACAATGCCAGATGATTATTAATGCAGGAAGAACAGAACCTAAAAATAATGCATCAGTTGGAAATGAACAAGGTATTAAGGGTGGTAGGATAGATACTAAAACCAGAACTTCACACATTAGTTGGATACCATTTAAAAAAATGGGTGACATGTATAAAGATATAGAAAAAATTATGAAGACTACTAATGGTAATCATTTTGGTTTTGATGGAATGACAATTACAGAGATGGCACAATACACAGAATATCCAGAAGGTGGATTTTATGATTGGCATGTAGATAATGATGTTAATTGTGCACATGAACCACCTGTTAGAAAAATATCTATGACTTGTTTGCTATCACCAGATAATGAGTTTGAAGGTGGTGATTTAGAATTAATGGCTGAAGGTAAAATTGCAAAGATAAAACAAGGTCATGCAATATTCTTTGCATCATTTATTAGACACAGAGTAAAACCTGTAATACGAGGCAATAGAAAATCTTTGGTTATGTGGTTTGGAGGAACACCTTTTAAATAATGCATAGAGAATTACATTTTCCAACACCAATTTATATTGCAGATATAAAACATCCTACTCTTAATCAGGAACTAGAAAGAGATATTGTAGCTTGGTCTAAACAAGATAAAGGTATTGTTAGAACTAATGTTCAAGGTTGGCACTCAACCACTAATATGCATGAACTACCACAATTTAAAAAACTAGTTGATATGTTATATGAATGTCAAAGAACAGTATATCAACAAGAACATTATGAAAGTGAACCTTTCTTAGGTAATATGTGGGCTAATATTAATCCACCAGGTGGGATGAATAGAGCACACCAACATCCTAATTCTCTGTGGTCTGGTGTATATTATATTAAAGCACCTAAAAATTGTGGATATTTAAAAATAGATGATCCAAGAGCATCAGCTGCAATGTTTAGACCTAGACAAAAATCTGATAAATTACCACAAAGATTGTATAGAGAAACACATTATGAACCTATTGATGGTAGATGTATTATGTTTCCCTCTTGGTTAATGCATTGTGTAGATCCCAATAAATCTAATGATATTAGAATATCGGTATCATTTAATTTTTTACAGAAAGGTATGTATGTATGACATTTAATATTAAAAAATATCAAGTAATTAAAAATGCTGTGTCATATGAGTTATCTAATTTTATATATAATTACTTTATGCTCAAACGTGATGCAGCAAAATGGATGTATCAAAATAATATTATATTTGATAATGGTATGTTTGGCACATGGTCAGATAAACAAGTACCAAATACCTACGCCCATTATGCAGATCCTGTAATGGAAACTTTAATGATGAAAGTATTACCTATTATGCAACAAGAAACAGGATTAGAATTATTACCAACTTATTCTTATGCAAGAATATATAAAAAAGGTGACATATTAAAACGACATAAGGATAGACCTAGTTGCGAGATATCAACTACTATACATTTAGGTGGAGATAAGTGGTCTATATTTATTGATGGTACAGGTAGTAATAATGTTATTGATGAATATAAAAATATACACAAACCTAATGCACCCAAAGGCACTGAGGTTGTGCTAGATGTAGGGGATATGCTTGTGTATAGTGGATGTGAATTAGAACATTGGAGAGAACCATTTCAAGGTAATACTTGTGGTCAAGTATTTTTACATTATAATCATATCAATGGTCCTTTTGCTAATAAAAATAAATTTGATGGTAGACCTTTACTAGGTGTGCCTAAAATATAATGAAAGATAAATTTAAATATTACTTCTGGCACAATCCAATAATGTGTAAATTAGAAGGTTGGATTGTATCATTAAGTAGTTGGATCTGGACTAAACGTTGGGGTGATAGATCATTCTATAATAGATCCAAAAAAAAAGACACCTAGAGTAAAACTCTAGATGCCTTGTGTTGCCTGCGATAAGGGGAGTTTAATAGCTCCCCTTTTTATTTTAGGGTATTCATTTGATTCACTATTGGTTTTCTTTTAGGAATCAACATATTCTCTGTTTCTATTATTGGTTTAATTCTATCATTATATACGTTTGCTAAAAAACTAGGATAGTCTGTTCTCTCTGCATATGGACTCATACCTTTAAACATATCTTCTACTTTTTCTGTAGATTCCATAACATTTTTATATCTATCATCTGTTGAAATTAAAGATAAAAAAGATCTTATACTTGCTTTACTATCAGGAAAACTAGCTATATTTGTACCACCTGTAGTAGTAACAAAATCTTGATCACCTATTGGTTTCATGCCAAAATAATTATTACCTTTCTGTGCAGTGGGTGCACCTTTAAATTGAAAATTACCAGTCTCTGCAGCAGCTACAGTTGCTATAAATCCTATAGGTATTTTTCTTTCAATAGAATCTTCTGGGTACTCTTGACGTACCTCTTCTATTGCTTTCATAAAATCTTTTGTATTTTTAATATCAGCCATAGCTATACTACATATAATTAAACTAGCAATTCCAAGCCCTAAGAGCTTTATTAATTCTTGAATTAGGATCATTAGCAGTTTTTTTAGAAGTTAATTTTTTTTTCATACCTTTCATACGAGCACAAAAACTAGCTCGTCTAGGATTACCAACTTTTTTACTAGGTGCTTTAAGATTGCCTCCAGTTGCACGATTGTATGATGCACGACCTTTAGCATTTAAACCACCAGAGGGGTTTTTACCTTCTTTACGTTGCCATGCTGGTGATTTAGCCATTATTTTTTCCTTGCTGTCATAGCTGCTCTTCTAAAATTTGCAGCAGTTGGTGCACCTTTAGCACCTTTTTTTTTCATTTTACCGCCACGCTTTCTTTTAGCATGTATGTTAGCATATAGTCCTTTTCTCATTATACCTTCTTCTTTTTATTTCTTAACATAGCAAAGTCTCTTTTAGTAAGTTTACCATCTTTGTCCATGTCTAATTTTTTTCTTTTACCCATTACTTTTTTACTACCATTTTTCTTTTTCATAGGTTTCATTTTTCCGTACATCATTAGCTATACCTCCTGTATTTAGCTGTTTTCTTTGCAATACCTTTCGGTTGTTTCACAAACTGTTTTCCCTTCTTTGTTCCTTGGCGTTTTGCTTTTGTCGTTGCCGCATACTCCGCAGATGATAGACTCTTTATAGCTTTCTCTGGCAAATATCTTTCTCCAGTAACCGAAGATTTTTTTCCAGATTTGGTTCTCCATTTTTGTTTCCCCCATGCTTTTAAACTCCTTTGACTTTTTGCAAGTGCCATTATGTTTTTCTCCTTTTTCTTATAGCTTCTTTACCTTTTTTAAATATAGATGCTACCTGCGATTTACCCATAACTTTTGCTCTTTGTTCGCCAACAGTTAGAATTTGAATTTTTCTAGCAAACGGTTTAGAAATTTTTTTAACTTTTGCCACTGTTTTTCTCGCATCTTCTGGCGTTGCAAACTTGATTCCAACAGTGTCAGATGGGTTTTCATCAGTGTA